TTGGTTGTGATGCCAATCACCGCATCGTCATAGCCGTCAAATTTAATCATGGATAGTCACCTCTGCTTCTGTTGATGGTCTTCAAAACGGCGACCCTCCGACAAGGCGAACTGTTGGTGTATCAAACGAGCTATCCTGTTTCTGGAAGCTTGGGATGCGCCAGCAGCGCGTGGTGCGCCTTTTAATCATCATGGGTATCGGCTCGCCGCCCATGTCCCGCAGGCGCTGTGCCATACGTGGTGCGCTTAGCCCTTGGAAATTGTTGCGCTTGAGGTGGCTTTCAACGTCTTTCATACGGAAATACGTCATGCCGTCCTCTTCGTTGCGCCACGGTCTGCCCAGCAGAATTTCATCCTTTTCCATGGCCTGCTGCATGTGCGTGGTGAATTCTTCTAGCAGGTCAGTAAAGCGCCCGACAAGGCTGGTGTCCTCTGACGCCTCGTTGATGGCCTCGGTTTCCACCATCTCTTTGAGCAGCGCGTTCAGCAGGTTTTCCCAATCCTGTTTACGCAGGGTCGGGGGCAGAAGATTCAGCATCTCCATGCATGCTTTTTGGAAAATGGTTTGGTTGTGCAGCGCCTCTGTTTCTAGCTCAATACGCCTGCCGTTTACGTCAAGAAACCATAGCGGCGGATCAGAATTGTATTTGGATAGCGACGAGAGTAAAGGCGCGTCTGGCCCTTGGGCCCCGATCCCAAACTTCCGAGTCCTGCATAGTCCGGAGTTGCAGAAGTTGGATAAGGGTATGTCTTTGCACTTGTACTGGTAATCTTTTTTACCCGCTTGTTTAATAACGATCTGGACCTCGTTATTTGGCAAAGGTGGTGAAATGTACTTAAAGTTGTACTCCGCAACCTTATCTTCCCATGCAGATGGGAAAGCCCTCTTAAGAAAGATACTAAGTGCGAACAGCCCGTTGTTGCGAGTTCCCTCTGGAAATCCTTGAGCGCACAGGGCTTGCAGGCACGGTGGCCCATCTTTAACCGGGTTTTCTGCTGGCTCCGGGACCTTTGGAGCTTCAAGCGGCCCTTCTTGGGCATTAGCTTCATATAGGTCGAAAAACTCCGCCAGAGTCGCTGCTTTTCCGTCCGGCTTAAAAGCGTACCTCGTGCCATTGTCTCCTCCAAAGTACGGTAGGTTTAAGAAGTTGCCCGTATCCCCACGGTCCACCAAAATTTCGGCTTGCTTAGGGAATATCTCGCGCCCAGCCTCACCAAGCAGCCCCGCAACTCCGCGCAGGTACTCTTGCATATCGCCAGCAGGCACGGGCGATTTGGTGAACGCAAAAACGTGTGCGCCACCCGACTTGCTTCGGCATACCACCAAGGGTAGCCCAAGCGATTGAATTTTTTCTACCAGACCCGCGTGGTCCAGCGGGTACTGATCAATATCGATACAGCCCCAAATACAGGTGTTATCAGCGCGAATAGGAATAATGCCCAAAGATGGCTCAACCCCATCCAAATGCTTGACCCACAATTCATCTGTTGGCGGCTCCCTAACCACTTTGGCCTTGCCGACCTGTTTGCCGTCTTGGCGGTTTTTATCGATGACATAGGTTCCATAAGCAATATCTAATCCGCTGAAAATCTCCTGAAACTTTTCTACCTCGGTCATTTTCTCTCTCAGGCAAGAAGGGGGGCGTAGGCCCCCCTGTGATTAGAACGGGACGCTAGAAGTGTCCTCTACTACGGTGTCACCCTCATGCTTCACCTTTACCTCACCAGCGGTGATTTGGGAGGCAAACTGCTTAGCCGCTTGGTACACGTTCATGTCCTCAATTGAGCCAATACGCTCAACTTCCCAACCAAACCACTTGCCTTTGTCGTTCGACTCGGCTTGGGTAGTCAGGCGGTACATTTGCGAGTACATCGCCGGGGTGAATGGGCCGTTCTTGCCCATCAGCTTGACGGTCTGCATCATGCTATTCCACTTACGCGATTTTTTCAATTGCGTAGACTTCATAACAATCAAGGCAGGCTCGGGCATGCCATCGTCATTAATCAGCATCACGTAGTGATTGGCTGTGTTTTCGATGTAATTCCCGTTGTCGAGGTAATCCTTGTTGTCCCCCGGCTCACGGTGGGTACGACTCAGGATATCCGACGTAGCCGGATAAATCTGGATCGGCGCACCAGAGCCACTCCCGCGAGGGGCCCACTCAATGTACTGGCGTACATAGGCGCAAGGGATGACCGTGATGCCCTTTTTGCCATCGTACAACTGCCCTGACACCGAGTTCAGGATCATGCCCGGACGGGCATTTTCATTCTCCGACACCTCAGGGGAGGTGGTGGTCAAGAGGCGCAGAAACGGCAGGGCGAAATCGTCCTGCTGCATGCCCTCAAAACCAGAGGCGGCGTCCGCCTCAAAGTCGGATGCCAACGCCACCGCAGTGGTCTCTTTTGTCGCTACTTCAGTTTTAGCCATGGTTCATGGTCCTTTTTTCATGCAGATTTAATGGTCGCCTTTTGGCCGATATACGCACCAAAAAGCTCGGTGGGGAACTCGCTTCCGCGCTCCACCTGCTCGCGAACCCAAGCCTTTAGGGTTTGGGGTTCGATCCTTTGCGCTTGCTGCACCGGATAGTTTTGCTCACGCAAGAGATCTATTAAGGCCTCAGCTAGTTGATCTTCACCACGACCAAATTGCACAGAGACCATGTTCTTAATGATGTCGTCAAAACCATTGCCACGCAGCCACTCATAAGCCTCAGCCCGGTTCTCTTCCTTAATGCTGGCGCTGTAGAACGGCTTAACGTCAATCTGGCTACCGTCAGCCATCTTGAACGACTTCATGCCAAGCTCGGCAAGCATAGCGGGAATGGTGTCTTCTAACAGCTTACGCTGCTGGTCCTTGCGTTCCTTGACTACCTCTTCTAAATCCGCTATTTCTTTCTCAAGTTGCTTGGCTCGCTTAGCCAGTTTGCCGACTGAATCTAGGTCATCGTTGTTGACCTGTAACGCACCGGCATCTTGCTCAAACATCTCATTGATGTTACTCATCTCGCTCTCCTCTCTCAGTAATGTCAATTCGCACGGGGATGTAAACATGCTCCCGGCGATCCCACTTTAACACACTATAGCGCCCGCCATTGTAGGCAGCAACTATAGAACATACAACCCCGATTGCAGCGGGGTCTCCTGTCAGCAACACGTAATCTTTATCGGTGAAGTCCCGAAGCTTCCTACGCAAGTTGCGGATGGTTGGCGCTGTCGAAAAAGCAATCTGATGATTGGACGGCAGCAGCGGTTTAATTTCCCCAAACTTCATCGCCCCTGCGATATCGTGATTGGGCATGGATTGAACTACATACACGGTTGACATGACTCTCCTTTCTTGAACCGAGCAATCAGTGTATACTAGTTTTTCGGGCCGCGTCAAGCGGTTTGCAACATAGCGAAAGAGAGATATGGATTCAACAACCTTTTTGACAAAGTACCCTTATAAAAATCAACCATTTACGCACCAAGCAGCGTATTTGCAGAGGTTTTGGGAAGAGCCGCATGCCGCCCTTTTTGCTGAAATGGGTACTGGCAAAAGCTTCATGCTCATCAACAACGCCGCCATGCTTTGGGACAAGGGCAAGATTAACGCCATGCTGATTGTCGCGCCCAAAGGCGTGTACAGGAACTGGTACAAGTCTGAGCTGCCAAAGCATATGCCTGACCATGTGCCGTACGCCATGGCCTGTTGGACGCCGTCCCCGCGCAAGGCTGAAAAGCAGGCGATGGAGGAGATGATCAACGCCACCGACAAGTTGCGAATTATTATCATGAACGTCGAGGCATTCAGCACCGAAAAGGGCTTGAGCTACGCTCGCACCTTTTTGCGCGTGACAAATGCTTTCATGGCGATTGATGAGAGCACCACCATCAAAACGCCTAGCGCCAAGCGCACCAAAAGCATTGTCAAGGTGGGCCGTGAGGCGCGGTACAGGCGCATTGCAACGGGGTCCCCGGTTACTAAAAGCCCGCTGGATTTGTACTCACAGTGCGAGTTTTTGGACCCGTCATGCTTGAACGCCAACAGCTACTACGCTTTCCAAGCGCGGTACGCGGTGGTTGTAGAGCGCAAGCTGGCAACCCACACCTTCAAGCAGATTGTTGGCTACCGCAAGCTGGACGAGCTGCATGAGAAGCTCAGCCACTTTTCGTTTCGCGTAACCAAAGAAGAGTGCTTGGATTTGCCGGACAAGGTGTACACGCGCCGCGATGTTGAGTTGACCCCTGAACAAGTCAAGGCCTACGACCAGATGAAGCTGATGGCCCTGACATTGATTGACGGCAATTTGATGTCCACCAACAACGCGCTGACACAGCTTATGCGGCTACACCAAATCTGCTGCGGCCATGTCAAATACGACGATGGGCGGCAAGAGGACATACCGAGCAACCGCATCAAAGAGCTGCAGGCCGTGCTGCAAGAGGCTTCTGGCAAGGTGATCATTTGGGCCACCTACCGCCGGGACATTGAGAACATTAAATTGGCACTGCAAAAAGAGTACGGCATGACCGCCGTCGCTGCTTACTACGGCGACACAGAGGACGAGGAACGGCAGGACATCGTGACGCAGTTCCAAGACCCTGACAGCGAGCTGCGGTTCTTTGTTGGCAACCCACGCACAGGCGGCTACGGCTTGACCTTGACAGCCGCTAATTTGGTGGTCTACTACAGCAACAGCTTTGACCTTGAGGTACGCCTGCAGTCCGAGGACCGCGCCCACCGCATCGGCCAAACCAGCAAGGTAACATATGTGGACCTAATCACCCCCAACACGGTTGACGAGCACATCGTCAAAGCCCTACGCAGCAAGATCAACATCGCCTCCGAGGTGCTGGGCGAAGACCTAAAGAAATGGCTAGTCTGACATGCAACTAATCCCTATCCGCAAGAAGTACAACTATCCCCGGCTCAAACGCAACGACTCGCCTGAGGGCCGCACCTATACCATCGACGGGCTGGAAGTCGCCCCCATGCCCAGCGTGACCAACATCCTTGGCGCAACCAAGGATAAATCGCACCTTGAGGCGTGGGCCGCGAGGGTTGGTCAGGAGGAAGCGGACCGTATTAAAAACGAAGCCGCTACCGTGGGCACCCACATGCACAATGTCGTTGAGCGCCTGCTGCTCAATCGCGACCTACCTGCACCACGTACTTGGCTCGCTGTCAAGGGCTATCGCATGGGGTATACCCTAATTGAACATTTCTTCCCAAATGTGGATGAAGTTTGGGGTGCGGAGATTCCGCTGTATTACCCGGAAAAGTTTGCCGGTACGTCGGACTGCATCGGCGTGTACAAGGGCCAGCCGTCCATCATTGACTTTAAGCAGACCAACAAGATGAAGCGGCGTGATTGGATTGACGATTACTTCTTCCAGCTAGCCGCTTATGCCGAGGCGCACAACAAGGTGCATGGGACGGAGATACGGCAAGGGGTCATCATGATGGTCGCGCAGAACGGCGAGGTGCAGGAGTTCATCACCTGTGGACGCGAGTTTGACGGTTACTGCGATGGTTGGTGGCAGCGCGTTAAGGCGTTTGAGGAGCTCAAAAAAATGCCCGAAGGCGCGTAGGCCTTCGGGCTAAAGCTGCCGTCAAGGGGTAGAGGAGACAAACCCCCGGGAGACAACGGCAACTGCGAGATTAAAGTTTATCAGCTGTTTTGTACTGGCGCAACTCTGCGCGCAGCTCGTCAATCAACTTGTCACGCTCTTCTAGCTTTCGGACTAAGCTGGTATTGACGTCCATCCACATCCTCATGGCTTCAATACGCTCGCTGTGGTCCTCGGCCATCATGTTGAACATGCGTTCCGCGATCTCAATTTGAGTTGCCATGAAGTCTCTCATGTCTAGCCTTTCTTCTTTGCTGCCCTCATATTATCCACAAGATTTGGATAAGGCCGACCCGCCTTTGCAGCTGCTGCCTTGGCCTTTGATTTCTGTGCAGAGGTCAGTTTCTTAGGTGACCCTAGACCCTTAGGACGTTTCTTGTCCCAGACTGGTTTTGTCTTCATTGTCCCATCATCCTTCTTTGCATGATTAGGTTTCCTGTTGGATCGTTAGGGAACAACTGTTGGTACATCATAGCCGCTTGCCCCTTTTGCTGAGGAGCAGCAGGCCGGGTGGACCGATTACTCATCATTGGTTGGACCATCGACTGGTTTTGGTTCGTGGTCCCCGTTCCCCGGGTCTTGGGTGCAGGGCCAAGACGCCGCAGCATCTCTGCAGCAGACGGGCGTCGCGGCTCACGGACTTCCTCTAAGTCTTCCTGATCCGCTGCACGGTAAGCTTCAAGCACGGCACCGCGTTGGGTAGCAGGGGTTGTTATCAGATCACGTAGGGTTCTGCGCCCCACCCCCATCTTTTCTAACTCAGTGAAGATTTTGCGAGCTTCTGATGGCGTACCGATTTCCACCAGACCAGAAGCAAAGCTCTTGTCTGATAGGGCCCGCATCATTACTCGGTCAAATACCTGTTTCTCCACCCCGTTTGCAAGTCTGATGAGCAAAAACAGAGCGCCGGATGTCGGGTTGATACGACCAACCGCTGCTTCACGAGCAGTGGTCACAACGTATTTGATACCTGACCCAAACAAGCGCTGGAACATATCGTCCGTCGCTTCAAACGCCGGAATCTGTCCCGTCACATCGCTAAAGGCATATACCCGTTTTTGTAAGTCAGCAAGCTTTTTGAGATCGTCTAGGTGCTTGTCGCCAAACAGAATCTTGAGGGCAGGCTCGTTCCCTCGGATAAAGGTATCCAATGCTCCGCCCCGTTGGGTAGCGCCACGGGAGGCAAAGTTATATACCGAACGGCGCAGAGCTGATAAAGCATCAGGATCTTTGCTGACCTGATCCACTAACTTACGCATCTTGGCCGGGTCTTCGATAGCCTCATTCAAGATTCGCTGCGGATCAGCATCGGGCCGTGCCGCAGTTTTTAGCATACGGTCTAACTCCGCATCTTCCGCTGCAATTCTTCGCTGATTGATTTGGCCTAAGCGCTTGGCATACTCATCGGCAAACGCAACTTCGTCCGACAGCTTGGTCCGGATATTTTCTGGCAGGGCATCAACGATGCTTTTGTTTTTGTTGAAGACGGCTTGGATCTTTTTAGCATCGGGCACACCATCTTTGTCAAAGATAGGTTTGCTGCGGAGCCAGTCAACAGCGCCTTGCTCCAACATGTCATCCAGTTGGGTAGACGTACCAAGGGTATTACGTAGCTGGCGGATGTTGTCGCCACTTTCAAATACCTTAGCCATCAACCGCTCGTTGGGCATGTAGTATTCCAGACCGCCTTTTTTCTTGGAGGTCAAGAGAAGAGGCAATGTACGCTCAAAGCCCGCGCGGTAATCATCGACCACCATCTGCATTGCAGAGTAGCGCCGGTCAATCAATGGCGCGTGGTCCATGACAAACTTTTCGATGTCATTAAACTGGTTCTTGCCACGGTCTAAGATGGCCTGTGCATCGGTCAAGGTAGAACGGCCAGAAGCAATCGCCCGGTTGTAATCGTTCACTGACTGAATACGCGCCCGGTTAGCAGCGTTGAGCAAATCCAACGCTTCAGGGGCGTTCATGTCAATCGAAGCGGCTTGCTTGGCTATTGTCTCAGCGTCTTCCAACAGGCTCTTACGGTTAATCTTGTATGTGCCGCGCAGCCTAGGGATGATTTCTAAGCTGGGGATAGCAAACTCGGTTTGCCCTGCCTTGACCGCTTTTTGCCATGCGGCTTTTGCTTTGGCATCCTTAGTCCTGCCTGTAATTACAGCACTTATCTCACTACGCAATGCATCATCTATCTCTGCAATGCGTTCATCGCCATAGCCCTTAGATAGCAAAAGCTCCTTGACCTTTTTGACTTCATCATCAATCAGGCTTGCCACGGCATCATTTTTGGCCTCGTTTTGCTTGGCCTGCTGGCGACCAAGATAAGTCTCAAGCTGGCGAATAGGCTCAGGCACCTTTAGCCCTGTATCAAACGCACCTTTGGGGCGATATTTGTCAATCAGCTTAAGTGCCGCATCTTCAATGTTTACGGCAGGGAACAGGCTCATGCCGTCCTCGTCCCGGACGCTTAGGCGGTTGCCTTGCTTGTCATAGGCTTGACGCAAGCCCATCTGGCGCAGCACGTTGCTACGCATGGCCGCATCGCCCTGCATGGTTGCCATCAAAGCGCCGCGAAGCTCATCGTTCAACATGTCGATGTTGACCGGGCCGAAGCGTTGAGACACTGCGGCGAGCTCGCCTTCAGTTAGGTTTTGTTTTGCCTGTGTCAAGCCCTCAAACAGTTTTTGACGTTGCTTTAGGGTGTTTTGGAAAGCTGTACGGGCGTCCATCGGAGCATTGGGCGCTAAAGCATTAAAAGCTAGTTCCAACTTTTGCTGGTTTTCTGCAAAGCCCTGCTTAAACTTAGCAAGCTCTTCTGGCCCCATGCGCTTGAGTATCTCTTCTTGCTCCTTGAGCAGCGCTGGGTAAAGCGTTTGCTCTGAGAAGCTGAAATTTTGCATATCAAATATGCCCTTAAGCCGTGGGTCAGTGAGAGATAACTCCAGTTGACGTAAAGCGTCTTGCGCTTCAGGGCTTTTCCCAACCTCACCAAACACGTTTGTGATCTTCTGCCGAGCCCGATCAAGCATCATTTTAGGCAGGATACGCAAAGGCCCTTTAGCCATTAAACGTGGCCGGATATTTTCAATAACATCCTTTTGCGCTTCCGTGCTAAGTTGCGTAGCGGCCTTGTAGGCTTGACGCCCTTTCCCAGCAGCCAAGACTGAAGGGGCAACAGATATAGCGGCGGGTAGCCCCAAAAATAACGAGGCAGGGAGGATCTCCTTCATCAGCGCTTTGTCTGGGTCGTCGTCCGGCACCTCTTCTTCAACAGCCTGACGTACTGTTTCGTAGCCCGCGCCAAAGGCAAGATCCAGCATGGTAGCTTTGCGCGGATCACGGCGGTAGTAATCTATGGCATCTTCCGCAATGTTCTTGATTACGCTGCGTCCTTTATCTACAGCCTGCAGGGCAGGGCGCATTGCAGCAGCCCAGCCTAAAATGCCTGTAATAGGAAGAACATTACCTATGCCTTGGCCAATTGCACTAGAATAGCGTTCTGTAGCGTTCTGAGGGTCCCGCCTGCCTTTATTAAATATTTTTTCTAAGGTTACAACGCTATCAGGCTTCATGCCCATCATCTTGCCAAACGACTTAAAGATGCCATCTGGAACGTAAAAAAGCGCGGAGTTAGCCGCCCACGACAATTGTCGTAAGGGCTCCACCACCTCAGAGGGGAGATTAACGGTCTGACCAAACAAATTGTAGGGCTGGCCGCCGACATTAGGCTTATCACCTTTAACCTCTTCTTGACCAACAATTTTTCCGGTGTCGAGATCGATGACCTGACCGGTTGCATCCGTAATAGTAGGCATTACTGTGCTCTCGTGGTTAACGGGTTATGTTCCATTTGTCTGCATTACCTGCCTTCAAGGGCCTAATACCGACTCCCGGGATTTGCGCATAAATCAAAGTCTCGGGGTCAGCCTTTTTGGCAACCGACTTCATGAAATCAATGACCCCTGTGCGGTTGGGACCGGTAAGGTCAAAAGGATCATCCTCTAAGCCTGTGGGTATGCGAGATACGCGGTAAGTTTGCCGAAGGGGTATCAACGTACCGAGTTCTGATTGACGGTCATTTATCGTCGTAGTCAACAAGTTGCTCAACGTGAGCATCACAGTGCCTTTGTCTTGGAAGAACTTAGCTGGCTCAAGGTTCAAAGCCTCCTTAATCCACTTCTCTTGTTGAACACTTAAACGGCCAGAACGCCCAGCCGACCCTATCTGCTTAGTAAGGCGCTCTTGTAGCTGTTTAAATTTTTGAATAACTGATTGACTCTGGGTAGCTATGGGATCCATACCCGGGACAAACGGAACAAAATAAGAGTTAGCAATGTCGATGAAAGCGGATTTAGGTCCAAAACCTTCCCCATATAACGACATCATGTCCTTAACCGTAGATATAACCCCATCGGCGTTTCGCACCCCTTCTGCTGCAGCTAGGCGAGTATCCTTATCAAATGCAGGATATGAGCCTTGCTCCCCAACTTCAACAAAAGGAGACCCCGCATTTAGAGTGTTTTTGCTGGTGAGCATGTTGTTGAGCATGGGGTTGTAGGTTATACCCATTCTCTTGTAGTCATCTTGAGTTACTGGAATTGAGTAATCAACCACATCCCCTTTTTCGTTCTTGTGGCTGACAAGGCCTGCCTCTGCCAGCTCAAAACGGCCAGTATTTTTGCCTGCTTTAATCGCCTCCAGTTGTGCTCTAAACTGCGCTTTTTGCATTTCAAGCTGGAGTTTGCGGGCGTAGTCTTCCTGCGCTTGGACATCACCAATTGCCGCCTCAAGGGCAGCAGAACTGATTTTGACATCATTAGCGCGGGCATCCGCTGCCATTTGAGCAAAGCCCTTGGGCAGATCGCGTAAGGACGAGGTAATCGCCATGGCTAAAGTAGGCTGAGCCTCAGTAGCCAACTTGACCCCGGCATCAGCCAGCATAAGCCAAGCGTTCGTCTCATTCATCTTGTCGCTGTCGCCAATGGTTTCTTTGAACAGATCCTTGTATTCTTGCGTTGCCTTACGGATACGGTCCATTCGGTCACCCTCAGGTTTCCCTCCTGCCTGTGCCGCGTAGTATTGGCGAATGAATTGCGCCGCTGGGTTATCTACCCCCGGCTCCCCGGCAAATCCCGCCCCGGGGATACGCATTGCGGGCTCCGCCGTTGCGGGCGTTTCTGTGGGGACATCCGGTGCCGGAGGCTGGGAAGCGGCTGGGCCGGTGGGCGTAGCACCACTCTTTTGCGAATCGGGCATACGGCCAGCGCCAATTTGTGGCATCGGAGGGAACATGGCATCCCCCGCAGCTTTCATTGACTCAGTGGGCTTACCGTAAGCGTACATCGGTACCCCATTGGCATCCATTCTAACTTGCAGGCCGGGTCCAGTAGCAGAGTCATCCCCCGACTGACCATACATCGCTAGTCCGGCCGTACCGCCTATAAGACCAGCTTTAGGGGTTGTCATCGCACGTAATGCAGGGTTCTGTGCCCGCAACTGGCTAATGCCTTGCGTCATGGTCGGGAAGACCTGCTGGCCTCCCTGAACGCTTTGCTGGGCAGTGTAGCGTCCTCCGGGACCTCTAGCGTTTTGCAAAAAAGGCTGCGTCATACGCTGCCCTGCGCCGCCACGGAAAAGCATGTTGCCTAAGTATTGGTTAGCTGCTTGATTAAAACGGCTAAGCCCACCCCGCGCAGCCGCACCAGCAGCCGAGGCATAAGGAAGGGCTCGGGCAGCTAAACCGCCAATTGCCATTTTGGCTGGAGGGAGCCCATTAGGCGTCGGCGGGGCTCCCTCAGACCCGCCTTGGGGAAAAGGGGGCTGGCCCCCCATTCCGCCTTGAGGCATAGCTGGCCCTTGGGCCGTGGGCTGTTGTGGTGGAGGCTTGGCCCCCGGAGGAGCCATCGCTGCACCTTGCGGCAAAGCACCAATACCCTGCGGCTGGTTCATCATGGCAAAGTGGTCTTGCAAGATAGCCAGTACTTCAGGTGGCGTTTCCATTGCCGCTTCTTCCCCCACCATACCAGCAAGCTCCGTGTACCGAGCGTCTACTGAGCGCATGTCGCCGCGCAGATTGTTCATAAGGATTTCGGGATTCTGAGGGTTACGCTCCATTGGGAGCATCTCTTCGCCTTCATCTTCCATGGCTTGTTCCGGCATTTCCATGTCGTCTTCGACCATTTCCATGTCGTCTTCAAAGCCCTGCATGATCCCTGTGTTGCGAGCCTTTTTGGACAAAGGCATTGCAAACATGGCCCGCTTCAAAATGTCTTGGTTCATATTAAATCCTTAAAGAATTCCTGCGCTTTCCGCTGCCTTTACCCCACCAACAATTGCAGCGCCTGTACCAACTGCTTGCTGCGCGACACTCGGATCAGGTGAAGCCTTCTGTGTAACCGTCATCTGCGACGACGGAGCACTTGCTAGAATGTCCGACTGGAATGCAATCTCCTCATATGGCTGATAGGCTTCCTGCAGTTGCGTGTTACGCAGCGCATCAAGCTCAGCCTGTTCCTGCAGTTGCTGAACTTCACCAAGGCCGTATAGGTTAGCCACATCCGTTTGGGCCATTTGTTGGGCCGTTTCGCCGAGCGCCGCTCCCTGAATACCGGCATCGCTCAATTCGCCTCCTAACTCGCCAATGCCCGCAGCCATTGATGCGCCAATATCGTATTGGCCTTTTGCCAAATCGGCAATACCACCGCCAACATCCTGCATCGTCTGCGATTGCGTGGCAGCGATATTTGCACCAGTTGCAGCAGCATCTGCCACATTGCGTCCAGCACTCTGCATGAGTTCCGCTTGGGTGAGTTCCTGACCCGTAATGTTTTGACCGACATCCGCCGCCATTTGTGCGGCGTTCTGCTCCGCAGTTGACTGCTGTGCAGCAATATTTGCCTGCGACGTACCTGCGCTCTCCAGAGCCTGCCCCTGTGCCAATTGGCGTTGCTGCTGTTGCTCAAAGGCATCCATAGCAGCAGCCTGAGCAGTATCGTAGCCGCCCATCATCATCTCGGCAATTGTTTGATTGCGCTTATCCATCAAGTTGCGATCAAACTCGGCTTGCTGGATAGCAGCACGGCTACCTCCAAAAGCTCCCTTGCGAACCGCTTCTCCTGATAGTTCTTGACGACGGATATCCCCCTGACGATTAATTTCAGCAATCGCTTTTTGGATTACTTCGTTCTGGTACGGGTTCATGTAGGCTTCGACCATGCTTGGATCGTAGCCTTGGGCAGCACCAGTCAAGGATGCAATGCCTGTATCAATTGTGCTAGCCCCTGTATCAAAACCTTCCTGTTGCGCGGCAGAACGGGCCGCATCGACCCCTTGCATTTGCAGATCACGGCCTTGGCTTAAATCCGCCGATGACCCGGCTACAGCCATGTTTGTCGCCAGATCGATGTCCTGCTGGAATCGGCCCATGTCCTGAGCAGGGGCCATTGCTTGGTTATAAGCTTCCTGAGCAGCGCTAAATTGCCCCCGGGTATCTGCCCCCTGCAGAGTAGCAATCCCTTGTTCAATCGCTTGAGCGCCCGCATCTACGTTAGCCGCAGCAGCATCCATGTAGGGCTGGTAAACGCCAATGCCTTCCTGCCCTAATTCGATTGCCTGTTGCTGTTCCGGGGTTAGACCAGCTACTTGATAAGCCGGTAATTCTGGGGCCTCTAGAGCTCTTGCAGATTCAACCAGCGCAAGTTTCTGCGCCTCAATTTCTGGGGCTTCTCTGACAATTTGTTCACTAACTGTAGTTGCCATGATTAACCCCGTCCTGCGTTACGTTCTAGTTTGTGCATCAAATCGTACATCCTTTTTGCACCTTCCCTACGGCTACCGTTGCCCATTCCGCGCACAGCTTTAGCCGTCATTACGAATTCGCCGTCCGACAACATGGCGGGCACGTCGTCCGAAGTCCCAGTACCGGGGCCGTCAATTTCCCCGGTCTTGCGTGGGTAGCCCCCTTGGCCCAACGAAGCAATTCCTCCAACAGCGTATTGCGGCACCAAGTTTGTATACATCGAAGGAGTGTTATACGGCTGGTATATAGGCTGCATTGGGCGACGAGGAGCAAATATTCCTTGCTGCAACGAGGGTAACTGAGTCGAAGTGGCCTGAGAAGAAGGCACCCGTACATCAGCCATGGTGGCAGTGGGGGACCACCTTGAGCCGCCTACAATAGCTCCGCGCTCGTCATACTGGACGCCGGGAAGGCCTTGCATGTAGTATTTGCGGGGATTCTGAGCGATTAGATCAGCCCCTGTAATGGGTTTACCGGATGCATCCCGATCGACAAGCCCAGCGGAAGTCGGCTGGTCTGACTTAAATCCACCACCTAAGGCCAATGCGCCAATACCGGCTGCAGCTAATGGGCCATATTTCTCAAATGCATTGGGGGACACCTTAGCCAAAGCTTCTTTTTCGGAAAGAGTGAAGCCCTGTGCCGCAGCCCTTTTTTGCTCCTCGGCAGCGGCTTTATATAAAGCATCCCCTTGTAGCCCCTGCTTGCTCGGGGCAATATAGTCCCATGCCTTGCCCGCTAACCCCTTAGCTTGGTCCATAAAACTAGCCTCCATAGGAGGCGGAGCGCTAGTTGGGCCTTTAGGCAAGGACGCAAAAGTCAGATTCCCACTGTAAGGAGCTTGGGTTGGTGGGGCAGTTTGACCAAAACTTGCTTTTGCATAAGCCGCCTGAGCCTGTGAAGGAGGAAAAGCAAAAGGATCTGTTTGTCCGATTGTCTTAGCTGACAACGGCAACCCTGCCGCTTCAAACGCTTTATTCGGCGTCAAAACATTTTGAGAAGCAGAACCGGGTGTAGCAACCCCCTCAGTCGCCTTTTGTGCTGCTGTGCTCTGTTGGGCAGCAGGTGTTCCGGGTATTTGACGGCCAAAAGCATCCTTTAAGCTGTCTCCTCCCATTAGATTGCCGCCAACCTGAACGGCTCCGCCAATCACACCCTGCATCAGGCCAGTCTTGACAGAATCCTCCAAGCTCTTACCGGAAAGCGCCGCTGCCCCTGTTCCAACAATGCCCGAAGAAATAGCGGCGTTTAGCGCTTGATTGGTGATGCCCATCTTCCCAACAAAGTTGGAAACTGCACCGCCCGGAGCCCCAAAGTACGCGGTTGCCCCAGATATCAAAGCATCTTTTAAGTTGCCACCCGCAAGCAGCGTCGTGCCAGCAGAAGCCAACGGTGCAGCAAAAGCCCCAGCATATGGTCCGAGGACGGCGGTCAACGCAACGGTAGTAAGCACCTTACCAATAGGACTCTCTACAATATCCTTGGCAACTTCAACAATCGGCTTAATAATAGGATCAGTGACTTCCTTGATGAAATCAAAGATTTCAGTCAAGAAAAATCCATACTCAGGCAAGCCTGTAGCCGGGTTAACAGTCCCCGCACCGCCCCTAGCCCGTAGCATCTGCGCCTCTTGAGGCGTGATATGAGCAAGCATGGTGTCGCCAGCGCGCCCCTGAGCCGCAACCATACGCGCTGCGTCGGCAATCCCACCACGAGCCATGCCAACCGGAGCTTGCATCGGGGCCCGCTGCCCACCTCCACGCTGCTTCTTGGCATCAATAGCAGCATACAAAAGCGTAGCCAGCAATTCCGGGTTGTGCTCCTCCGGGAACACCCCCCTCGGAATAGCTCCGTCAGAAATCAACTGCTCTAAAATACTTTTGTATTCTTGTGGGTTATCATATAAATACTGGATAAATTGGATAAAAAGGTCTAACTGTTTATCCGAAAGCCCCTCCAACTTAGAACTAATAGCACTAGTAGCCTGTTGAACCGCCTGAGCCGCTTGAGGACTAGCGTTCCTAAGCCCCTGATTGATAGCGTCTGAGGACTCCTCAAGACTGAGCCGTGGTCCTTGGTTCATGCCACTGTTTTCAGGGAGAGCCATAATGCCTTCTGGCGCAGATGTAGCCATAGGTATTCCTTGTTCTGGTGCTGTTGCCATTTTAATCCGTCAAATCGTAATAGGAAAGTCCCCCGACGAGGTTGTTCGATCCCGATCCACTCAGGGTTCGCGCAGCCAGCGTGTAGACTTCACTCACATTCGCAATATCAACCCCAATCTGTAGCCCAAAGTTATACTCTTGCTCAGAATTTAAAGAAGTAGATCCTTGGTTGCTACCAGAAAGATATGTAGAGCTAACAATGTTATTGTTTGAACCAGACATCGACGTAGCCCCAAGGTCATACTGAACATTTGAGCCACTGCTAAACAACCACGTAGCACCAGTCAAATGACTGGCATCGGGGTACTTATACAAAGCTACCTCAAAATCCAAAACCGTTCCAACCGGTAGCGCAGTAATTGACGCCGGAATAATTACCGCTCCCTCTTTCCCGGGCTTTATCCGCATTGAGAACAAAGGAACAAAACTGGTTCCAATAGATGCGGTGCTCGCGGACCGGATCCAATTAGGGGCCACCCGTTGGTTATAACCACCTTCGGACATGACCGTCGAGCATATCTGTGATAGCGTTGCGTTGCCCGTGCCTGTGGCAGAAGAAGTAATTTGATAGCGCACAGGGAGAATGGCCGTCTGCATATACACCGAAGTGGCAGTGTTAGCGTGGTGGAAAGCATGGCACACATACAGTTTGCCATCCTGCACAAAGCCGCACCGAACGGTACCCACCCCCAGCCACTCCAAATCAATGTAAAGAATCTGGGTCTTGGTTACATCCAACGTCACGCCACTGGCACCAGTGCCGTCCATCTTGTCAGTGTTCCATGAGGACTGAGCCACCGTCTCTGTGACCGACCCATTCTTCATGATTTCAAAATACAGGGTAGAGCCATTTCTACGGAAATAGATTCCGTTGCTGCCGTCAAAATACCCGATTTTGCTATCTACGCCACTGTTCGCTGCGCCCATAGCAAACGTCGCAAAGACCAGCAAGCTCTTCCCCGGTTGATACGGAAATACCCTTAATGTCTGCCGCGTAACATCCTCAGATGCCGTTGCATCCACCTGCAACGTAACCGACGCATCGTTAGATACATAAGTCGCACTGGCCCCAGCGCCAGTAGTAGCTGTGTCAAACTGTGGGTCAGACTGAAAT